TGGTTTTCCCCGCCGGACACTTAACCATCGCGGGCGCCAATAGCCCCGCCGGCCTGGCGTCCCGTCCCATTCGCTATTTGCTGTGCGACGAGCTGGACCGCTGGGAAATCACAAAAGAGGGTGACCCGCTTCTCCTCGCCCGGAAGCGCTTGCAAACCTTTCGCGCCCGGCGCACGGCGAAGGAGCTGATCGTCTCCAGTCCGACCTATGACGACATCGGCATCTGCGCGGAATACGCGCGCTGTACCCAACAATGGGAGTGGCATCTATCCTGCCAGCATTGCGGTACCGGGCAATTCCCCCGTCTGACGCACTTCAACCACCCGGGCGACCCGAAACGGCTCCGCTACATCTGCGCCTCCTGTGGTGCCGAACATAGCCTGGAAGACGCCGATGCTATCAAGGCATCCGGGCGCTGGGTCTGCATCAAGGATGAAGGCGATGAGTCCGTCGGCTATTGGTTCAACCAATGGGCCAGCCCATTCGCCCGGTGGGATGACACGCTACAGGAATGGCTGGATGCGGGCGCTGACCCGGCGCGGCGCCAGGCGGTAGTCAATACCGTATTTGCGGAACCCTGGGAGGGCGAAGGCGAAAAGGTCGAACCATCCATGCTCAGCCAGCGTGCCGAGGACTGGGGCGAGACCATCCCCAGCCAGGCGCTCATCATCACGATGGGATGCGACGTGCAGGGCGACCGGCTCGAAGTCGAGACCGTCGCCTGGGGGCCAGGCAACGAAAGCTGGTCTATCGCCTATGACGTGCTGCCAGGCGAACCGACCGCGGGCGAGGTCTGGGAGGACCTGCTGGATCTGTACCGCAGAATGTGGACGCGGGCGGATGGCCAGGGCATGAAATCGACGGCGCTGTGTATCGATTCCGGCGCCTATACCCAGCACGTTTACGGCTTCGTGAAACGCGCCCGGGAGCGGGGCATCATCCCGATAAAAGGCATCGCCGGCATGGAGCGTGACGCACTGACCGGGGACCGACGGCAACGGCTCAAGCGCGCGGCAACGCGCATGCGCGAAGGGCGTCCACCCGAGATCCTCGGGGTAGACAGCATCAAGCGAACCATTTTCCACTACCTGACCGCGCAACCGGGCCAAGTAGGCTATAGCCATTTCCCCACGGAACGCTCCGAGGAATACTATCTCCAGTTGACCGGCGAGCGGCTCATGGTGGTCACCCACCGCGGACGCCGGCCTGAGCGGCGCTGGGTGCCGATCCATACCGCAGTCGAGGCATTGGACGCTCGGGTATACGCCTATGCCGCCCTGCTATTGTCCGGAGCGGATACCGGCAAGCCGCTGGCCAGCCAAGCGCCGCAAGGAGAGGATAAGAACCAGCCAGAGGCCGCCATGAGCCGTGGACAGGAACAAGGATTACCACCACTGGGCAGGCCGCCAGGGTCCGCCCTACCGCGCGTCAAGCGCCGATCATCGTCTTGGCTATGATCCAGCCCGACCCGCTTTCGGATACGCTCGAGGCGCTGCTGCGCCTGGGGCTGGACGAGGCGATATGCCGCCGTGCGATCAGTGAGATCCGGCGCCGATGGGGAGGCGGGGTTGCCTATATTCGCGCGGTAGATCGGGAAGCCCGCGAGGCATTGATCAGGAGTGGGCTGGAAAATGGCGATCCGGTGCGGGAAATCGCCAGACGGGCTGAGGTGCATCCGGCTACGGTCAGACGGAAAAGGTCTGGGTGGTTGTAATGGGCGTTATCCGTCCACCCTGCCGCCCGCACATCCCCCAGGGTCCCCGCCCCGCCCGGTTAATCCCGCTACGATTGAAAAGCAAAAGCCCGCGCAAGGCGGGCCATGGAGAGACGGATTTAGGCTCATCCTTGAGCCTGGGTCGTCAGTCCACCAGGTTGAACAAGTGGAGTGACTTGGCGAAAAATTGCGGGCGCTCGCCCTCACCGGGGCGGGTGCCGTTCTCGAACACCCCGACGACGAACGTCGGGGCCAGGCGCAGGGCGGCGGCGGGATGGACTACTACCACCCCCTCGAAGGCACCGGCTTCGTCCACGAAGGATGGGGACACGGTGAAGGCGTCACAGTCCCCGATGGGGACCAGCTCGATGCCCTGCTCGGCAGCCAGTACTGCCTGCTCGGGGGTAGGGGTGTGGCGGCTGATGAAGGCGTATTTCTGCATGTTTGTCTCCTGATGTTTGGTTACTGAAGCCGCGCAAAGGCGGCAGCCATCGCCCCTTGCAGGGGCGCAGGTGGCGGGATGGTGACGGCCTGGGTCATGTCGCTTCCCTGGATGAGCCCCATGGCCAGCAGCACCGGCCCAGGGATGTTTTTCTCCTCGCCGTTGATGTAGGCAAAGACGTTACTGTACCGGCCCTTGTAGCCGTGGTGCTCGACCACGGCCTGGGGGCCAAGGAGAAGGATGCTGGCGTGGCGGTTGCTCTGAAGCCCACGCTCCGCCACCAGGGTGGCGCCGCCGTGGATGGTGACATCCCCGGCGACCATCACCCAGGTTCCGGTCTCGCCCGGCTCTAAGAGCCAGGTGTCTATCCCCTCCACCTCGCCCAAGTGGCGGATGCTCCCTTGGCATGGAATCTCGGTCCCCTCGGGCCCGACGATGGCCAGGCCCCACCGTCCGTTGGTGGATCGGTCCTGCCACAGCATGGCGATGGCGGCGGTCATGGCCGCCACCCCGCTTTGATGGCGGCGCGGAGGATGGCGTCCGCCTCCTCCTCGCGTTTTCCGGTGGGCCATCCCTGGAAGCACCGCGGCCACTCGTTGGCCGCGCTGGCCAGGCGGCGAGCCACGGCCAGGCTCATCGGTTTGGCCGGTTTGGGCGCGGCGGCCACGGCGCCGACGATCTCGCCCATGCCGTATTGGGCGGCAAGGGCGGCGGCGGCGGTAGCGGAGGCGGCGGTGATGAAGCCGCCGCTAGTGGTTTGGTACCTCATTTCTTTCTCCCCTGTGTTGTTCAAAATCCCCTATTGCCATCCCTGGCGCGGGTCTAATTTGGGCGGGTGGGGGAATTGCACCCCCGGCTGCTACCGGCTGGCCTGCCGCCAGTGATCACCGGTCCCCGCGCCCGTCTCTCCGGGCTGTCGTGGCGCTCTCACCGCCTCACCGATTGCCTGGCAGGGCGACCCCGGTGCGGGTCTGACAAAATCCTATGCTTTTCCATCGCGGGATGCCGTTCCCGCAAGCTTGTGGGATGCCAGCGCTCTTCGTATCCCCTCGCTGGCGTTGCCATCGCCGATGGCCAGGGCCAGGACCTTTTCCTCCTGGGTCAGTTTGACGTTGATGGCTTCGCGCTTGGCATCCGACTTGACGCTGCCCGGCTTGCGCCCGGCGCCCTCCCGGGCGCCGCCGTGGGTTGTGGTCATGATTCTGAACGAAGTACTCCAAATCCCCGACGTGACCCCAGTTCAGCCCGTCGGTATCGGGCGCGGGAAGATCGTTGATCCCTCCCTCCGTTGGCGGATCCTGCCGCCTTCCGTGTTTCCGTCTCCCTTGATTATTAGTATAGCGACCTTTGCCAGGATGTAAAGCATTTTTTCAAGATTGCAGCAAAAAATTTTTGCCAGGGCCGCAAGTCGCGCAAAGTAGGGTATTTTTGCGCATCCGCGCGGGTCATCCTATGCTGAGACTAGACTCTCCGCCGGTACCCGATGGCCTTTACCTCCGCTCAGTTGTCCGCCCTGGAAACCGCCGCCGCGACGGGTCAGCTATCCGTCCAGATCGGTGATCGGCGCATTCAGTATCAATCCCTGGCGGACCTTCTCCAGGCCATTGATATCGCCAGGCGCGACGTGGCCGGGTCTTCCGCGTTACGCTCCACGCGCCGCTATCCGGAGTTCCATAGTGGCCGCTAGGGCGCGATTGGCGCAGATTGTCGATATCCACGGGCGACCCCTGGCCCAGTACGATGCCGCGAAATCTTCCCGCCGGACGGCTGGCTGGCGCGCCAATGCGACCGGGCCAAATGCCGAGATCGGTACCGACCTCAAGACGCTGCGCAATCGCCACCGTGATTTGGCGCGCAACAACCCCTGGGCCAGGCGCGCGATTGGTGCCATCGTCACCAACACGGTGGGCGATGGTTTGCGCGCGCAATGGTCCGATCCGGCCGTACAGCAATTGTGGGCAGAATGGTGGGAGGCGCCCTGGTGTGACGCGGATGATCGGATGGATGGCTATGGTCTCCAGTCCATTATCCTGCGCACGGTAGTCGAGGCGGGATCGGTCCTGATTCGGCGCCGTCCGCGTTACGCGGAGCAAGGTCTTCCCGTGCCTCTCCAGGTGCAAATTTTGGAGCCGGATTTCCTGGATCTTGGCGTATCCCAGGAGGCATCCCGCGGTAAACGCCAGGTGGTACAAGGCGTCGAACTGGACGCGATTGGGCGCCGCACGGGGTATTGGCTCTATCCGCGCCACCCGGGCGAAAACTATGCCACCGGCCAGTCTGTCCGCTACAACGCCGCGGATTTCGCGCATGTCTATCGACTGGACCGCCCAGGCCAGATTCATGGCGTGCCCTGGGGCACCGGCGCCATGCTGCGGCTCAAGATGTTGGATGACTATCAGGACGCGCAACTGGAACGTCAGCGCCTGGCCGCCTGTTACATGGGGTTCCGGCGCATTCCTGACCCATCGCTGATCGACGGGCAATCCTCCCTGGGCGAGTACGAACTACTCGAAAAACTGGAACCCGGCGCGGTGGAAGACCTGCCGCCAGGCTGGGATATCGAATTCGCCAGTCCGCCCCAGCCGGAAGACGACAAAGAATTTGTCCTTGGCGTATTGCGTGCCGTCGCCGCAGATTATGGCATCCCCTACGAGGTGATGACGGGCGACCTTTCCCAGGTCAACTTCTCCTCCGCCCGCATGGGGTGGAATGAGTTTTCCCGCAACATTGATACCTGGCGCTGGCACCTGCTTATCCCTCAGGCGATGCGCCCCATCGTCAACTGGTTCCGCGAAGCCTCCGCACTGGTTGGTATCGAGGTACGTCAGGAGCATCCGCTCTGGACCGCTCCGGCCCGGGTCATGGTGGATGCCACCCGCGAGGTGCCGGCCCTGATCAAAGCCGTCCGCGCCGGCCTGCTATCCATGCCCCAGGCGATTCGCCAGCAGGGTTACGATCCGGACTTGCTGCTGAACGAGGAAGCCGCCTGGCGCGCCAAGACCGCCGCCGCGGGCGTGAGGTATGACACCAATCCTGCCGACGATCTGGGGCGCGAGAAGGATGCCCAGGACGAGGATGACACCACCGACGATGAGGATGACAACCCATGACCACGATCACACTTGACGGCATCATCGGCTGGGATATCACTGCCGCCGAAGTCCGCGCCGCCCTGGCGGAATCGGGTAATGAAATCAGCCTGCACATCAACTCGCCAGGGGGTGACGTGCATGAGGGCGTGGCCATCACTAATGCCCTGCGCCAATACCGCCGCGAGGGTGGTCGCGTCCATGCCCGCATCACGGGTATCGCCGCCAGCATGGGGAGTTATATCGCCATGTTCACCGACCGGCTGGAGGTGGAGGATAACGCCATCCTCATGGTGCATAACCCTTGGACGCTGGCGATGGGCGACTATCGGGCGATGGAAAAGGCCGCTAGCATCCTCGGCTCTTTGCGCGCCATGCTGGCCCGGGCTTATGGCCACCGCACCGGCAAAAAAGACGATGCCGTCCTAGCGGAGATGGATGACGAGACCTGGTATTACGGGGATGAGATCGTCAGCGCCGGTTATGCCGATGCCCTGATTCCTGCCGGCGATGGTCCCGCATCCAGGACCGAAGCACTGGCCCTGGCACAGTCGTCCTATGCTGCTATGCGCGCCAAAATACGTGAGCGCGAGGCGGATACCGCCCGGCTCGATCAAATCGCGGCGTTACTGCCGCAACCCGCGGCCCCGTCCGCATCACCCCCCCAGGAGACGCCAATGGCTGACCCCAAAGACGCGGCGGGCAACCCTGAAGCCGCCGATCCAGCTACCCCTGATCTGACCACCGTGGTTACCGAGGCCGTTCAGGCCGCCGTCGCCGCTGAGCGTCAGCGTATCGCCGATATCACGCGCGTTTGCGCCTCCGTCCGCCTGCCTGATCGGGCGCAAGCCTGGATTGAGGAGGGCATCAGCATCGATCAGGCCCGCGCCAGGTTGATCGACCTGATCGCCGCTCAAGGCGGTCCAGAGATGCGCAATGCCCCGGCCCCGGTTGCCAGTGACGATTTCGACGCACTGGTGCAGGCCGCGATGGCCAGCGGCAAATCCCGCGCTCAGGCGATGCGCGCGGTCATCACCGCGCACCCCGAACAGCACCGGGCCTGGCTGGCTCGGGTCAATGCCGCCTAATCCAGGAGATAACCATGGCTGAAAACTACGGTCTGCGGACTTATACCGCCAATGGCGCCCTCGGCGCCAATGTCCGCGTCAAGCTCACCAACGCATCCGCCACCGTCCCACCTCAGGTCGAGATCGCCGGCAGCGGTGAACAGCATATCGGCATCACCGAGACCGCCGCGGCTTCCGGCGATGCCGTCGCCGTCCGGCTGCGTACCTATCCTGGCACCCAGGAGGTGATCGGCGCCGATACCTTCGCCGTGGGGGCTATTCTCTACGGCGCCGCAGCCGGCAAGGTCACCGACAGCGCTGCCGGCACTGCTATTGGCCTGGCCATGGAAGCCTGTACCAATGCGAACGACATCGTGGAGATGGTGCCGTTCAACGTCCTGTCTACCACCGCAGCCACCGTTTCTGTGGCGGATTCCGGCAATTTCACCACGGCGGAAACGGTCGAAGGCGCCCTGGCTGAGATCTATCAGGACATCGCCACGGCTCAGGCCATTATCCAGATTCCGCTGTCCTCGCTGACGCTGGAAGATGGTACCGCCCTCACCAAATTCGCGGATGGCGATAGCGCGACTCCTGGCTTCAATCAGGTCTCCAACAAGGAGGTCGTATTGCGCTGGAACAACCACGCGTCCCCGACCAAGGTGGCGGCTTTCGGTGTCGCCCTGCCGCCTGATCTGAATGCTGGTGCCAACGTGGTCATCCACTGGCGCGCGAAGATGTCGGGCGCTACCGATACCCCCGTGTTGGAGCATGAGTGCTATCTGGGCGCCGGTGATACCGACTGCGCCGGTACCGATGACGAAATCGATGGTGCCGCCACCCTGACGGAATACACCGCCGCCATTGCTCATGCCGATGTCGGTGGCGCGCCGGAGGAATTGACCTTGATCTTTGGGCCCAAAGCCTCTGAGCTGGGCACCGATGACCTGCTGGTCTATTCCTGCTGGATCGAATACACCCGCCAGACCCTGGCCGCTTAATTAGGAGCCTGACATGCCCCGTCCTACTTCCGCCACTACGCTCCAGCGGCCTGATCTCGGCGCGCTGGCCTATGAATACCTGATCGATGCCCCCAATCGCGGCTTCGTCGGCATGGAGGTGATGCCGATCTTCGAGGTCCCGGAGCAATCCGCGGACTATCCCAAGATCCCCATCGAGGCGCTGATCAAGACCAAGGATACCCGGCGCGCCGCGCGCGGCACCTACAATCGCGGCGATTGGGAGTTTGAGACCGGCACCTATGCCTGTGAAGAGCACGGTTGGGAAGAGCCGGTGGACGATGTAGAGGCCGCCCTCTACAGCCGCTATTTCGATGCCGAGGTGATCTCCACCGAGATCTGCGTCGATGCCATCCTGCGCAACCACGAGCGCCGGGTAGCGACCCTGCTGGAGGCCAATGCCATCACGGCCAACGTTGGTACCGAATGGGATACCTCCGCCACATGTACCCCGCGATCGGATGTCGAGACCGCCCGTGAGGCCATGCGCGCCGGCTATGGCATCCTGCCCAATGCCATCGTCATGAGCTACAAGGTTTTCCGCAACGTGTTGCGCACGACCGAGTTGAAGACGGCCCTGCAATACACCAACCCGATCGAGATCGGGTCGGAAGAGGCTCAACGCCGTATCCTGGGTCAGTATTTCGGCCTGGATATTCTGGTTGGCAGCGGCCAGCGTGACAGCGCCAAGAAAGGCCAGAGCTATACGCTGGCTGATCTGTGGGACGACGAATACGTGCACCTCATTCGCCGTTCCGACATGGGTGGACGCCTGCGTGAGCCGGTCTATGGCCGGACATTTTTGTGGATGGCCGATAGCCCGCAGTCAGTGATGGTGGAAAGCTACCGTGAGGAAAACAAGCGTAGCACCATCATCCGCGCCCGTCAGCATGTGGACGAGGCGGTGATTTTCGCTGGCGCCGCCTACAAGCTGGGCAACATCACGCAGTAACCCTCAACCTGGCCGGGAGGTTCGCCTCCCGGCCAGAACGGAGCGCCGCACATGGCCACCCAACCGCTTCAACCCCTCACTGGCGATTGGTCGCTGCTGGTGACAGCCGGTGATGAATTTATCCTCACCTTACGCGATGGCTCCCCAGTACGGATCGCTGCGCAAGACGCCGCCGCGGCCCCCGATAGCCTGGAAACAGGCCATACCCTGATGGCGGATACACGTGAAGCCATCAATCGCGCCTTGACCGGCCCGGGGTATATCTATGCCCGCGCCATCAATGGCGCCGCCCGGGTGGAACTGACCACCTGGACGCCGAGCTAAGCCATGGCCGGCCTTATGCGCTTAACCGCGATGGCCCGCCTCTCCCGCCTGCCGTGGGCGGAACGGCGCGAGCAACAGACGGCCCAAGCGGAGATCCTGCAAGAGACGGGGCAGGCCCTAGTGCTCGAATCCAGCCCGGACAATGCCGGCAACCCGCAATACCTGCTCAGTGAGTAATCGCCATGCCGGATAAGAAAATCTCGCAACTGACCGCCGTTACCAGTCTGGCGGGGACCGAGACCCTGCCGGTGGTGCAAGGCGGGGCCACCATGAGCGCCACCCCCAGCCAGATCCTGGCCAGTCAGATGCAGGGCGATGATACCGTCTGGGACGACCTCGACTTTGCCATGACCTTCCGTTCCAACCCGTCGGAAGATCCCCCGGTATGGACCCAGATCAGCAATACGGGC